AATGTTTTCACTTGCTATTCTAGATATTTTTTTAGATAATATAAGCATATTATAACATATACGGAGGATAGTCTCATGGCTAAAAAACATTCATTTGCTAAAGGTCTTGCTACTGGCGTTCTCGGAACTGCTGCTACTGTTGCAGGTGCCGTTTTCGCAGTTAAAAAAACAATTATCGAACCAGAAGAAAAGAAATTGGCTTTCATCGAAGAAAACCGTAAAAAAGCAGCTCGCCGTCGCGTAAGCCGCTAATAATGAGAACCAGGGAAACCTGGTTTTTTACTGTTATTTTTACTCTTCATCTATGACTAGGAACGGAGCCAAATTTGAAAAGAAAAAAATATAATATTATCACCTTCTCTTTGCTAGCTTTCTTCTTTCTCTTTGGTTTTTTATCAAAACATTTAAAAGAACCTGTAAAGCCAACAGCAAAAACGCATCACATCTCTCACAGCCTTTCATCAAAAAGTAGCTCATCTCATAAAAAAGAGAATACTAAATCTTCAACTGCTACTTCGACGGAAGATCATAAGAAGGAGGCTAAGGACGAAAATAAGCATCAAGCATCTCCTTCTGCTCAAGGAGCAAATCAAAAACAAAACAACCAAACACCTCATCAAGATGGAAATCAAGAAAAGTCCAAGCCTACTGAAGGCGGACGAGGTTGGGGCGGACCAGAAGATGGCTCCTATGCCACTAACGGAGGAGGCGGTGGAGGTCACGATGCAGCCTTCGCCGCAGGTGCTGGTGGAGGAAGCAATCACTCAAGCTCAACTGATCAGAGCAATGAGTGGATTAACGACGTTGATAACAATCCTTACGAGTACCCACAAGCTTCATCAAGCACAGACACAACTGCCAATTCCAATTAATGAGATAACAGAATACTTATCATCACCAGTATTCTATTTTCAACCCTAGTTAGGACTAATCCTGACTAGGGTTTTTGCTTATCAAAAAAACACCTATAATTCAATAGGTGTCAAATACATTTGGCTTAAATTTGGGGCAGAATAGCTTAAACCCGCATGGTTAAAGGCTTAAAAATGTCCCCTGCCAACGAAAAGATATAAAATATGGGAATAAATAAAAGCTATAAAGACTTGATTTCACTAGGTTTTTATAGTTTTTATTTTTATTTATTTTCGTAGATTTCTTAAAAAGGTGGACAGAAAGGTGGACAAAAAAACTTGGCAGCATTAGCTACCAAGCGGCATGAAAAAAACAAAAACATTGAACGTTAAAGTCCATCTATAGTGTACCTTTATTTGAATTAAATGTCTAATGATACACAAAAAGGCTAGGATAACCCTAGTCTTTTATCGCTCCCAGATTACACCATTATCAGCATAACCCACATAATGCACGCCGTCAATTGGTTTCATGCCACGACCTTCAATCAGCAAGTCGCCGTCTTTGTTTCTCCAAAAGTCGAGCATGTCAGCAACTTCTTCCCAAGGCTGATCTTTCAATTCGTCAGCGTAAACGTCTTGTATAAGCTCTTTGATTTCTCTTTCTGTATCAGTCATGAGTGCGTCCCTTCTTTCTGCTATTAATGCTTCCAACTCGTTCAAGTCCGAACCCGTAGCGTGATTTCTGATAAAGCTACGAGCTGACGAACGTTTTGATAAGTAATTACGATGTTCTCTGTTTTGCTCGTTCCATTTTTTAGTTGCTTTTGTTTGTGCGTCCATTATGCTACCTCCCAAACTTTTTCTGAAATGTAGTAAGTACCAATGTTAGAACCGTCGGCTACTACTTCGATACCGTAGTAAGCACCTACTTTGTGCATTACTTCGTTAAATTTAACCACTTTAGCGGCATCTAGCACTTCAACCATTGACCATTTACCAGATTTACGCATTTTAGCTTCAACCGCTTGGAATTTAGCAAGGCTAGTGTCACTATCTTTGATAGCAGCCCATGCCATTTTCATTGCTCCTGCGATGTATTCGATAGCTTTGCCACCGAATTTTTTAGCAGCTTCTTTTGCGATTCCCCAAGCGGTTGTCATAAGTTCTTTCTTCATGGTTCTTACTTCCTTTCCTTATCTTCATTTATAGTATAGTACATATACTATAATAAGTCAACACTTTTGATAAAGAAATTTAAGTTTTTTTGCAAAATAAAAAAAGCCCGGCACAAAGCCGGGGCAGTTCGAGAAATTTATCGAAATAACGCCAGTATTCCGAAATCTATGTTATCACTTATCGTAGAGAATCGCAAATATAAAAAAGAGCTATGAGACTAACTCATGGCTCTTTGCCTATGATGGACTTATATTATACCAAATAAAAAAAGCCCCAGCAAAACGCTGAGGCTTCGACCACTACCACCATGATGTCCGAACTGTGGTCTGTCGGGAGGTGAATGTTTCACATCCTTTTTTTATTTTATAGTTTTCGTGGTCTATTCTATTCAATTATACACCAGTTTGACCTTGTGTAGCTTGTGCACGGTCTTCAATGGCTTTAACAACTGATGCACTAGCTTCATTAATTGCCTTAGAGACTGCTGCCGTGTCGTTTGATTGACTATTCAAGAAACGCTCAAAGTCTGCATCATCCAATTGCAAACGTTTAGCTCCGGTCGCTTCGAGGGCGTCCACTGTGCCCATTGAGCCGATACCAAACACACGACCATTAACGACTGCTACCCAGCCTTGATTCCCACTGTCACTTCGTACTACAAAATTCATAATATCTTCTTCCTTTTTCTTATTTACTAAACTATCACCGTCATTGATGATAACAACATTTTTATCCAACCCGCCAGCTAGACCGGTTGATGTAAACTGCCACCAGCGTGTGTGTTCCATGTTTGGATACACGCCCCAATATGGTTCTGAACGTACCTCATAATCTGGGTAAGCTGCAATCCATAAGCTATTTGGATAGCGTGCAGTGATTTGATCTACATACACATTAGCTAATGTGTACGGCTTGTAACTGTAATAGATAGGTTCAAAGCCGTTTGATTTACAAACATCCATAAACGCTAGGACTGCATTAGTATTCGCTTGTTTGTCACCGCTAGCTCCGTCCTCGTAATCACAAACCAAATAGCGTGGGTGAGATGGTAGGTTACTGATAAAGTAATTAGCTTCTGCTTGTGCCGTTGCCACATCACCACCAAAACGGGCAAAGTGATAGTAACCAATACAATTACTTGTGTTGGTTTGTTGAGTGGCTACCGGACTAACCCAGCCCACGCCCTCGGTTACTTTGATAACTGTGTTATTCGTGCCGGATGCTTGACAGATACCAGTCAAGTCTCCCGGTTGATACGCTGATACATCGATAAAATAGGCGTTTTCAGTCATACCGTCAAATGGTAATTCAAACCATCCAACCATTTGTTGACTTGGTGCACTCCAGTCGATATAGCTGAAATTACCAGCACTATCGAGATTTCTAGTAACCTTACGTGTCCACCCGCCGTTATAAAGAGCGTCACCGTTACTATCAATGTTTTGTTCGACTGTGGTAACTGTCCCGTCTGGGTTTTCTGCGACCACAAAACCGATATGTCCGAATTGATGATATGGCAAGCAGTTAGTTACCCACACACTGCCTACTGGTGGATTGTTCGCACCATTGAAGCGCGTGACTTTAAGCCCTTGACTTTCAGCACGACTTAAGCCATCAATGGCGTTTAAGTAGCTGAAATCGAGATTAAATAAACCCGCATACTGTAAAACGTAGTCAATCAAACTTATACACTGCCCGCCGTAAGGGTTAGTGGGAACAGTGACACGTTGATTCACTAGGCTCTCAAGCGTGTTTAATAACTGTGTTTTTGATGTCATAGGTCTCCTTTCTTATTTTTGAATAGCTTGTTTAATTTCCGAGATGGTTCTTTCCAGATCTTCGACTTTTTGTTTTAAAGCGTCAATTTCACTTGTGGGTAATTGAGATTTTGTTACAAGCGGGTCTTCCGCAAATTTATTTTGTTCTAAAACCTGTAGAAAAAAATTATTGTATGTTGGAAATAGTCCATACGCTTGGCTAACAGACAATGATGAAGATTGTTTACCTTTAATTTCACCAATATCACGACCAATGGCTTCAATGGCCTTGCTTAAATTACTCATAATTCACCCCCCTGTTAGAGAGTGTTCTTTGCAGTATTATAAACGTTCACAAGGTCTTCTTGCTCAATGGTGTCAATACGAGTGCCCAATTCAGTCATCTTCGTAATGATGCCGCTATCAGTATTGCCACCAGCTGCTTCGATGTTATCAGCAATTTCCTTGAGTGTGTTAAGGTTTTCGGGAGCTCCACCAATGATGTCAGTCTTAACTTGTGTGATAGCTTGCGTCAAACGTTCTTCGGTAATACCTTCCGAACCCTTATCAGCCTTGCCTGCTAGGCTAGTTTTAATTTCTTTGATATCAGCACCCACGGCTTGGGCGAAATCATGTAATTTACTCACTTAGTTATTCCTTTCAAATTTTAGCAAGATTATAGACGTTTACGAGGTCTTCTGTGGTATCAGTGCCACCACTGATTAACCCAGAATCTCGCAATTCATCCGCTAGTAGTTTTAGTTTAGGGCTCTTGTCTGATGGAATAGCACTGTCCGCATTTAACGAATTTTTCACTTTCACCTTAAAATTGTTAGATGGGAAAATATGCCCGTCTAGTTTAATTTCAAGGTAGTAAGTGCCAGTAGCTACCACACTACCCATTGAGAATGAAAATACCCCACTTTCAACGGTAACATCTTGATAGAGTGCCACCGCTTCATCGTTGGACAGCGTTAGCTTACCAGTACCGGATAGCTCCATGCGTTTGCCATCGTAACCCAAAATTTCAAAACCAAAGACTGAGGTAATATCCCCACTTTTGAGAATGTCACCCCCTTCGATTTGGTTGATAGAGGTCATGAGCTTAGCCATAGGCTAGTCCTCACGAGGTTGATGGTAGTTTAATGCACGCTCACTATCTGCCACGCCTTTGGTTGTTGGGTCTGTAACAATACCAAGAATTACCAAGATCACAACGAAAGTATTTACACCCTCTTGAATGTTGTGTGGGATAGTGAGTCCGAATTGTTGCAACATCAAAAAGATTGCTGAGATAAGAGCTACTAGAGTAGCTTTGTTTTGCAAACGTAGTTTAAAGTTAATCATTTTCTTCTTCCTCCTCAATTAAATTAAATTTATCTTTATCAATATTTTTCTTGACAAATCTGTCAATAAAGGGAATTTCAACCCCTAGAGCCGATAAGCTAGCAAGAATACTAGCCCCGTATGCTGATAGCATGGCGAAAATAAAAGCATCCATAGCACCGCCTAAATTCATAAAAACCATAAACGGATAAGACACTGTTACGATAATTAGCATAGCCGTGTGGCTGACCAATCCTTTTCGAAACCTACGGCTTGAAAACTCATGAAAAGCCCATGCCCTTGAAACACCCAACACGATATCAGCAACGATAACAAGCATAAGCAGGAACACCCAAAGATGTTCGTCTATGCCATGTTCGTAGAAATCTTTGACGACTTCAAAGACGCCAAAGATGCCGTCTGGTTTCTGCATCTATCACGCTCCTGTAGTAGTATCAGCCAAAATCTCATCTTCTACTTTATAACGCAACTCACGTAGAGCACGCTCATCCGCACGCATATCTTGACGATGTTTTGCGTATAATTCAGCGTTTAGAAGATTCTCTTGCACTGTAGAGACCGCATTGGAATCTACGCTAATAAATGTCTGTTTAACAAGGATTGTAGCTCCTTCTTCTTCAACATTAAATTCTGCATTGATTGTGCGTTGTTTTGTAATTTTAAGTGACATAATTATTATTTTCCTTTCTTAATTATCCTCTGTTAGATATGTGACTGTGCCGGTGTATACCGCCGGCTCTTGCGATTGGTTGGTTAAGAAAATCTCACCATTGGGTGAAAAAGTCCAAACGGCAACATCACTGTGCTTGGTGCTGACATTCTTGTTAGCTACGAGATGGACGGGAATGGATGGTCTAAAGCCGTTTGGGATGGAGTTTGTTTCCATCTTCCCGTTTTCGTAAACGCCGACTTTGTAAACACTTCTATTTATCGAAGCGGTCACTATCGAGCCTTTTCTGGCTAGGGAAAGTTTTACATCCCACCCTATATCAGCTTCTCTTTTTATTACTTGTGGTTCTTGTTTTTCCGGTTTAGGTGTGTATTCAATCCACGAGCCGTTAGAATTAGCCGTTACCGTCCGTTTAAACATCCGACCGGAAACAGTCGTTAATGTCTGATGATATCCAGAAACACTTTCCACGACTTGCAAATAAGCCCCCTCACCCGATGCCGGATGGTTTCGGTAGTTTCCTAGAATCGAATAAAAACCAGTAGTTTTATAATCGTTTAGATTGTCTACTTTAGTATCCATGGCTGCACCGTTTAGCTCAGTTAATTTGTGATGTTGAATTTGTTTGCGATTGGAATAAATCACCCCGTCAACATCCAACGCACCACGCTCACGGTATTTATTGATGCCAATTCCTTCTTTGTCGTAGGACATTACAATTCGGTCGCCCGTGACTGTAGCTTGGAAAGATACGCTAGTAAACTTATCTTCTAGTTTCCCAACCACGATATAGGAAGTATCGGCTGGGTACGATTTACCGAGGTTTGCATTTGATGCGTTAAACTCTGAAATCTGCGACCAATTTCCACCAGCCCCACCGTTATCGATAATTTCTGTATCAGAATCAATGTTTCGTGTGGTAAAAGTCAGTTTCATAGGATTTTTTTGAACGCCGTTAACTGTTAGTGGTGCTACTTTGGCAAAACGCTTAATGGTAAGCGTGCTATTGGTTGCACCGCTTCTAGTTACTTCAAATTTCAACGTTGGACTGAAGTAATTTAAAACCGTAATCGTAATTTCTTCCACATCCGATCTCAACCCTCGACTGTCTTCAACATAGCCTCTTAGCGTAAATTGCGTGTCTTTGTTAACAGAAATTTCACGAAATGTCCCAGACGGTGCAGAAATCGTGTTATTATTCCCGACAATTTCCATGAAGTGCCTTGTGATTTTTGCTCCATAGTGTGCTTCAACATTGTCAAAACGTGCATATATTTTAGATAACACAGAAACAAAGTGTCTGTCAGATTGTGTAATATTGCGTGTTTTTTCGTTTGCATCAGCTATGGCTATTCTTGAGAACGAGGGCTTCGCTCTTGCCAAAGACATCCCGGCGGTAAAAGTTTTTGTCTGCGTGTTAATCAATTTACCATTGATGTATGTATCCAAGTAGATAGTCCCCCAACCAGATGTTTCGCTTGGTATCCAGTTGGCAAACTCGTCCGGGATTGTCCATTTAAACGCACTATCAACATTCTCAGCGATCACTTCTGCCGGCTTATACCATGCACACCTCAATGTATGCTTGGCTGACGTGGCACGCTTGTTAATGGTAATGTTGATTGTTTCACCAATTACGACTTGGTCAGGAAACGTTAACGTGCTGACATTATTAATTGAATCAAGTTGTATAGAGACTGGCCCAATATTCAAATCGTAAGGACTATCTGCGTTCCCGTATCCGTAAAAAAACGCTTTAACGCTGTAATTGCTGGCATTCTCACGTTCAACTGTGATTGTTTTATCGACAATCTTAAGTTCTGAATTTTGGCTCGAGACTTCAAAAAAACTAACATCACCAATGTATTGACCGAATCCGTCAACGTACCACTTACATTGTCTTCTTGAAAATGTTCGATTAGTATTAAACAGACTTAATCGAATACGTACGCTGCTGGTATTTTTATCGACATCTTGACCAACTTGGTCAATTGTTAATTTAATCCGATATCCTCGGTCATTATTAGACCAATATTCTGTCATCTTACTTACCTCCTACATAGCGAATTACATTACGGTCTGGATTGATGAAATCTTGTTCTTCCCTAAACCGACCAATCTGGATGGTTTTCGAGAAAATACCATTCTCAATATGAATGACACCTTGTGAAATGTACATTACTTCGTTACCAGCTGAGAACATTGAAATGCGACCATTTGGATTGAATAGCATAGAGCTAGAATTATCCGTTTTACCAATGACAAGCCCCTCGTTTGAAGATGCCATGTAACTATCGATAAAGTTCCAACGCTCTGACATGTCATTCAGATTGTTCTCTAGTTTTGCGACACGGGCACTTGCATCAGCAAGATTCTTTTCAGCTTGTGCACGATTGGCGTTATTTGCATTAACAAAATCTTGATAAGCCTTTACCCATTGATTAAGCGTATCAAGGGATGCTTTCGCTTCAATTTCTGCCTTCATGACCGAGTTAATCTCATTCAATCGGTTTAACTGGCTTTGCGTCAATGCACTATCAGCTTTGCCATCTAACTGGCTAGCTAGGTCTTTCGGCGACGCTTGCCATGCTCGGTCAGTAGTACCCTCGTAGCAATCCAGCTCGGTGAAGAATAGTAACGACTCACTGCTGTTAGTCGTCCCTTTGTTATCGATACGGATAAAGCCTTCATCGCACTCACCAGAATTAAACGTTAAATGCCATTTAACCATCCCACCAGTGGATGGTGAGCCGTTATGCGATTTAAAATTAACTACTTTAGTAAAAGTTTTGCTAGTTTCATCAGACTTACGACCAAGGAAATAAATGTCAACACCCTTGACGTTCCCTGTCCCAAATGTCTGCATATTGAACGAATAATTAGTATTTCGTTTGACTGGAAAACGTAGCGTTGATGCTGGCGCTAATGACGATGATGTCTTCAGACAAAACATCGGCTTAGTGCCATTGTAGTAAAAAGCGTGTGTGTAAAAACCTAGGTTTGCGTTTGCTTGCGGATATTCCCACAATCCCCAATTATCAAGATTATCCGGAAACGCTGAGTTAGTTATTAGGTTTTCACCACCAACCGAAACACTGCCGGTCATGTCGTTCCATGAGTAATCGGCAGGGTTAGTGCTATCTGTTCTGTCAAAGTTAGTACATACACCCAAATAACGCTTGTTACCATTCTGGGTCAGACTGAAACCAGTTCGACCATCGGCACTATCCGCATAAGCAAAATGAACGTAAGGTGTTCTTCCGTCCGCCCCAGCTTTGCCTGGAATACCATCCCGTCCATCGCTACCCTTCCACTTAGACCAGCGATAGTCTTGTGGGTTGCGACTGTCAGTGACATTGAAGTCTTGGTACATACCGATGAATGGTTTATTAGTATCGGTTTGGCTAAATCCGCCACCAGAAACGGTGTCAGCATAGGCTATGTGGGTATACTGTGTTTTACCATCAGCACCCTTAACACCGGGTATCCCTTGGTCACCCTTCGGACCTTGCAAGCCTTGTGGCCCGGCTGGTCCTTGCGGTCCTTGTAAACCTCTATCACCTTTTTCGCCCCTATCACCTTTCGCACCACTCTCACCCTTAACACCTTGTGGGCCTTGTTCACCGATTTTAGAAACCGAATAGCCAGTTTCATTTGTATTATCGGTATAGCTCCAAACCGTCTTAGTCCAGAGGTATTGTCCGGCTGGTACATTCGGTACTTGACTAGTCCAACCAGCCGTTGGTGCTAGCGTCCCCGATGTTCCTTGTGCATAAGTGATTGTGGTGCTACGAATACCGACACCATCCTTACCAGCGATACCGTTATTACCGTCGTTGCCATCTCTAGCAACATAGGTTTTTTGATATCCAGTTTCATTAGTGTTATCTGTGTAAGTCCAAACAGTTTTCGTCCAAAACCATTGCCCCTTAACTAATGCTGGTGGGTTTTGATACCACGCCGTAGGTGGTACGGTTTCAGCCATAGATAGACCATATAGGACACTGGTGTTTCTAATACCGATACCATTTTTACCGGGAATACCATCATTCCCACGGTCTCCCTTAGGCCCTTGCTCACCCATCTTGGCGACTGAAAAACCTTGCTCGTTCGTTCCGTCTGAATAAAACCATGTCGTTCTAGTCCAAAGATATTCACCGGGGTTGACCGTTGGGATGTCGGGCGACCACGTACCGTCCTCGAATACGATGTTTTTAACCCATGTCGAATTATCGGTTTTATAACCATTGACACGGATATTGTATTCTCCAGTCGGACGGTTGTGTGTGTATCTCGTACCGTTAGCCGTGTTGCTATCGGAAATAATAGCCCACGTACTAAAACTTGGATTGACAAGCCAAATTGTAGCATTGTCACTCGATTGGTTTGGATTGTGCTGATTGGTAAACGTTCCATTGGTTTCAGCGGATAAGATGTAGGTCTTACCTTGCTCCAGACGGACTTTAAAATCAGTAACGACATTGTTATCAACGATTGACCGATTCGGCTTAATCTCGTTAGGAAAATTAGCTACCACAACCCCAGACGGCTTATTAACCCCGTCTGTTGATTTTGCATAACGTAGCGTAGTGTTTACTAGCCCAACACCGTCTTTCCCCGGAAGACCATCATCACCTTTAGAGCCATTCTGTGGGATGTATGTTTTCTGGTATCCAGTTTCACTAGATAAGTCCGTATACACCCACTGTGTCTTAGTCCATAGGTATTTACCTTTAACCAAGATAGGTGGGTTGGAAGTCCAACTAGTAGGCGTGACAGTATCACTGTCACTCATACCATAAGTGATAGTGGTAGTTTTTAAGCCTACACCATTTTTACCGGGTAAGCCGTCATTACCCCTATCGCCTTTCGGGCCTTGCTCCCCTTTATCCCCTTTAGGTCCGGGGTCGCCTTTAACACCGTTCTTGCCATCTGAGACATTTAAAAAAGTAACTTCTTCTGAAGCTACTTCTTTGTTATCTACCCATGCAGAAACTGTTAAGGCGGTTGGTTGGGTGATCTGTGACGCTACCATGTCGTAGGTCATACCCACGTATTTAATGGTACCGTCAATCACGAAACGCCATGTAGCGTTCACTGTTCTATCGCCTTGTTTTAAGACTGGTCGAACAGTCGAGCGACCAACACCGTTCTTAAATACTGTGCCGTTGGTAGTTGTGATCTCGACACGGTATGGCAAGGCTCTAGCTGCGATTTCATCAATGCGTTGTTGCAAATCGGATGATGGCTTGTTAACGATTTTACGGTAATTCGAGAACACAACCGAGTTATTCAACGGCATGTCAAAGCTGACAACCATTTCAGTAACACGAGCTTCGAGAGCTAGCCCACCTCTAAAATTATTATTGATAATCTTAACAGTATCGCCTAAGTTAACATCTTTGTAGTTTTCCATGAAACTAGAGTGAACATCAACTGTGTAGGTCATGAGTGGATAAGCATACTGTTTGATGGTACGCAAGGCGTAGCCTTTTAGTGAGTTTACATCCTTGTACTCGGTTTGGAAGTCCTTGCGTGTCCAGTTATCAGCGTTGTTTGGATTCATTGTAGATGGGTAACGCTCCCTAGATAGTGGAGCGAACACATAACTACTGCCTTTTCGTGAGTAAAACTCTACTTGTCCTAACTCGTTCTTTTCCTCAAACTCGACACTTTCAAGGTTGACACCTTCAGCACCAGTAAATACACCAGCATTAAATAGCTGGGTTTTATCACTCGTGACTTGTACGCCTTTGAGCTCATTCTGATAATGTAGTACCACATCTCCACGAACCTTTCCGATACCGTGGTGGTTTTCGTCTGGGATTTGGTAGATATCAATAGTAAAATGCTTGATCGTACCGTCTCGGTTCAATTCGGTACGGAAGGCAAATTCAGCATCAAATTTAGACATGAGACTGTGTAGTTGTGCCAGTTTTGTCTCTTGTGGTTCAAATTCAAGCGTTCTTGTTTTATCAGACACCTCGTTAACGCCAATTTCAAGATTTGTAAACCCTAGAATTTCAAGGTGTTCTAAGTACCATGCAATATTTTGTGCCCCGTTACTTTTAAGAGCAACTGACTGCTCTTGTGCCAGTTCCAAGTTTGTGTTATTACATGTCACTTGGAATGTTGTATCGTTTTCGACTAATTGCGACACATAGAAAACATGGTAGGAATTATCGTAGTAGAACGAGACAAACATATCGTCGTTGATATATTTAACATCTTCATGCAGTTTCCCATTGACAATCTTAGGAATTGTGAAATCGAATGTGCTGGTTGAGTATTCAAGGTAAGTGTGCCATTGACTGTTAGAGTAGGGCAGCATGCCCGGAACGTTATTGTTTAAGGCACAAACCTTACGCATGTTTTTGTCGTGAATCCAAATTTGCATTAAACAAAGCGCTCCTTCCATGTTACTTCAATAGTCGGGTCGATCCTTGTCCAACTCGATGTGTAGATGTCGATTTCAGTTTCACCAGTGCCGATACTGAACGGCTCGGATAAGTAAGTTAACTCGTTAGATGCTGGTAAGTTATCAACTAGCGTCTTCCCTTTAGCCATGTCGATTTCAAGGATAGAGCCCTTACGGAAACGATTAGGAATATCTTCTTCCTTGTTAACGTAGTCCTTACGATAAACGAAACTATCCAGATACATGTGAGTTACAAGCGGCGCATCACCGATACCAAAAAAACCAACACTAATCTTTGCCGATTTCTTTCCCTTGATCTCTGGGATTTTAAACTTAGGGTATCCGCCTTGATAATAAAACTGTATTTCATCATCAAAGCGTTGCATGTCAGCCCACCCTTGCGGTTCATTGAATGGGTTTTGTGTCTGAATATGCGTACCCCAGAATGATTTTCTGTCTAGCGTTCGATAACTTCCGTTACCGTCACTAGCAAGGAAACGATACTCACACCCTAGACCGTTGACATGCTTAAGGGTTTCCACGCCATAGAGGAATGTTCCGTTTGCATCCGTGACAGATATCTTGATGTAACCACACTCGTTAGATGCACCTAACCAGAAAATTTGTCTCCACCACATATATTCATACAGTGAGCCTTTTTCTCGGTTGCTATCAGCTGGAATCTCCCACGTAATCGAGCTACCACGCAAGGAAGTTGAGCCACTACCTCGATTAGTCAATGCAATGTGTGGCCTGCCCCATGCGTTATCAATCGCAAGCGTTCCGTTCAAACTTTGCAAGTTGTCGTTGAAACGCCCTTGGTTTTTAGCACCAACCGCAAAACCATTGGTAATCCAGTTATTAGAAACGTAGTCAAACAGAATTTCGGATTGCTTGACTGTCCGAGTGTCTACCTCGTTAGGATTGCCAATCTCGTAGCTTTCGCTAGAAGATTTCACAATCCCAACCCAGCCATTATCTGAGTTGAATTTCAGTTTAATATCTGGGTAAGTTTCAGCCGTACCAAAGTTTTTCAAAGTCGCCTTGTAGTGTCCAGTGGATACTTTTTTAATGCTACCGTACTTGGTTTCACCATCGCTACTTACTAGGGCTTGTGCCTTATTCTCACCGTAGCTTTTTGGAACATCGAACGTAACCGTTACTGTTGCGGTAATCGGTGCCGTGTTCTTATCCACGGTAAGCGACGCTTGACCGGACGGGATAGCCTCCCAAACCTTGTTAGGTTCATCGCCAAAAATCAATGGTTTCGGCTTATCTACGTTGAGATAACCGCCCAGCGTTTCAGCGATGGTATTAAAGTAGTCGTAATTACCGATTAGGGTAAACGATACTTGAATCTGCTTGACGGACAAAGTGCTATAGAGGAATTGCTGACCGTAGCGTCTACGCCCTTGGTCTTGATAGTTGTTGTTGAAATTCGATGCCACGTTTTTCGTGACATCCACTGGAACGGTACGCCCTTGCCCCTCATTAAATAATTCGGTTAAGTTTTTACCGTCATAAGATACTGACATTCCTATCAAATAATGCTACCTCCTAGCAACGCTTGTCTGCGTTCGTAATCGTTTGTTGCTTTCGTCATAAAGGGCGCTAACCCGTTTGACACACTTCTACCATCGATGATGTTTCTAACTTCGATTGGGTTAGAACCGTTAGTTACTAATTGACCAAGCAAGTCAATCATGATGTCTAGCTTGCTTTCTAACACAGAAACACGCTCACGGTCTGAAGTGCTATCGTGATTGCCTTGTGGGGCATCACCGGCAAATCGTGCCACTGCTTCGGTAAGTAGTTGCCACGCTCTGCCACGTTTGGCGATATCTGTTGGAATAACGTACTCCGGCATATCACCTTCAGCAAGCTCATAAACACCATTTTTATGGACTAGGCCACCGTTAGCGTAGCCGTAAGCGGCAACACGGGTAAAGGCTGCGTCTGATGTACCATAACGATGCTTGATGTAGTTAATTGCAGCAAGCAGGTTGTCATACCCATTACGGATGTTATTGTGTCCTGGGTGTTTATAAGCGTTGAATGTAGGGCCAATAGTCTGCATCAAACCGATTGATGGTGTACCAGCTCTTGCGTTGCTATCCCAGTTGTTTTGAACATTAGGGTCACCACCCGATTCACGCTGGATAGTAGCCAAAATTTTAGAGACACGGAAGTCATTTGGTTCAATACCGTTAGCCTTCAATGCTCTAACTACAGATTCACGCCAACGAGAAACACCAGTTCCTTGTGGCCCATCTTCACCACCACCCGGAGGGCTGAGCAATGGCCCAAGGGTTTTCTTAATCCAGTCGAACATGCCACCGACTTGACGTTTAATCAACGTTTGAAGTGGACTGTTACGGTCCTTAAGTGGTTTACTGTTATCTTCACCACCGCCGCCACTATCACGCACCCCGAAATCAAGGAAGGTAGCAGCGTTAGCAATGTGACGGCCAGCGTATTGGTGATACTGACCGTTTCCGCCGTAGTTGTATTCTTCACCATCGTAGGTATCACCATGAACAGCAGTTACAAAGTCAACGTGGTTGCTTGATACTGGACCACCAGTGTAGACCGCTACCGTACCCGGTTTTGGTCTATTTAAGTGTGGTACGCTCGCAGAAATCCATTGGTTACCATTGCCGAGGTGACTAAACAAGCTAGGTTTAACACCAAGGTTCGCCAAACGGCTGGCAACGAAGGATACACACTCACGATAGAAGTAACCCCACGGGTCAGCACCAGCGTCTTTTGCCTTATCTTTGAAGCGATAGTCATCACCTTTAGCACCCATAGCCACAGTACCTTCATCCATTGAAGCGTTAGCCATAGACCAAAGCTCTTTCCACCAATTCTTAGCTTCTTCGATTGGTTTCTTGTACAGTGCGTTACCGAGCGGATTAAACATACCAGCTAGCTTATCAGCATTAGGGCTGAATTTCTTAGCTAATGATCCCACTGGGTCTTTAACGACATCACCGACAAATTCAATCATTTTCATAAATTTGTCAACGCCGTTCTTCATGGTATCCCAAACTGAGCCCGCAACGTTGGTAGCGGTGTCCCAGATTTTAGACCAGAAACCAGTTCCTTTTGCAAAGGCTCCACGTTCAACACCCATGAGCATAGCTAATTCACTAGCATTGATTACTTCCGAACCGGCTGGCAAGAGGTATTCAACGTTTCGACCTTGTGGCAAGAACGACTTACCATTAGGCAGAATCACCATTTCTTGGTTGTTGGTTTCTGGGCTATCGTAACCGTCATTAAGAGTAGCTAACGTAGGCTTGGTGATTGGGTTTCGGTATGAGCTAAACATACCAGTACCGCCGGCAAACTTAACTTTAGGAATTTTAGAGATAGCTTCTTTGCTACCACCAAAGTCTGAAATTAGTTTATTGATACCGTCAATACCAGCGTTTGGAAGTGCAATGACAGCGTTGATACCATCGCCGGCAAGTTTCTTCATGCCGCCCCACAGTTCGCCAAAGCCTTTTTTAACGTTATCCCACGTGTCTTTGAAGAATTTAGCGATATTGGTCAATGCATCGGTAATCAGTTTGGTAATGTTAACACCGAATTTTTCTTGTGTTAAGACTCCGATTTCATCCCATTTTTTAGAAAGGAATTTCTTAGAGTTTTCCCAACCATCAAACCAATTCTTATTGATGCCTTTATGGTGTTTGTCGATGTCCTTACCAAGGGCGGTCATTGCTTCAGTAGCATTGCCCTTGATACCGTCCCATGTTTTAGATGCAAATTTCTTGACGTTGTCCCATTTATCAGACCAGTCTTTTTTAAGATTAGTCATGTGTTTTGCAACGCCTTTGGCCATATCTTTAACGTGGTCAACCGTGCTATCGACAAACTTCTTAAATGGTTTGTTGTGCTCGTACATCAACTTAAACCCAGCGACTACTGGATTGGAGATAACAAGCAATTTCTTGGCAGTGTTAGTAAAGGCTTTGATACCTTTTTCCCCACCAGTGAAGTAGTTCTTTGTTTGTTCGAAGCCTTTCTTAGTGCTCTTGGTCATTGAATCCATCGCACCCGTCCAGGTCTTCTTCATGCCGTCCCATGTTTTACCAAGCCATTTACCAGCGTTAGAAAATCCGTCTTTGATATTTTTAACAATACCATCAACGAATTTCTTAAACTTCTTATTGTGCTTGTAGATCAGATCAAAAGCTCCAGCAATAGGATTGGCAATAAATAAAAGGACTTGCTTCCAGTCCTTTTTAAAGAAATCAATGATTTTACCAAAAATTTCTTTAGTCACTTTGAAGATTTTACCAAAGGCTTTCTTAGCAGCGTTAAACATGCCGTCTACAAAGGCTTTAAATTTCTTGTTATGTTTGTATAACAATACCAAAGCAGTGATAGCCGTAGTTACTGCAACCACAATCAAACCGATAGGGTTAGACGCCATTGCAAGATTCATAGCTTTTTGGGCCGCTGTCATCCCGACTGTAGCTGTTCGCCACGCTTGGATTCCTTTGACTACCGCCGTTATCCCAAGAGCAACTTTAGAACCTACAAAATAAGCAGCAAACAAAGAACCAACTGTTTTAATAGCCGTTTTATGTTTTGCAATGCCACCCAAAGCCTTAGATAGTGATGTGACTGGTCCTTTGGCCTTCTTACCGTTACCGGTCATGAGGTTAAATGCACCAGCGACACCTTTAATCATATCAACGGCAACTTCCCAAACACCGCCAGCAAAGTCTTTACCAATGCTAAAAACTGCACCCAAACTGTCTTTGGTTTCCTTGAAGAAAGCTACAATTTTAGGGGCGTTGTTAGCGATGCTCTTACTGAGATTATCGACAAACTTATTGAGACCATCCATTAAGCCATTAAGTTTATCTGTACCATTTCCAAGATTAAACACTTTAGAAAAGGCATCCATGATAGTGCCTAGGCCTTTGGAAACATGTTCCCCTAAATCTTTAAACTTAGTCTCAGTGTTAGGGTCAGCAACCCAATTCCCAATCTGTTGCAAGAATGGGTTTTTCATTTTATCGATTGGGTCACGGAAAGCCGCTACCACCGCTGGCATACGAGACTGGATAGTTCTTTCAAGACCACCGATAGTGGTTGAGAAATTGGCAGTAGCGTCCTTGTATTTATCTTGCAACTCAAACAAGGCTTTCTGTGCCATCTCAGCGGTAATCTTACCGTCTTTTTGGAGTTCCGCATATTTATCTGCGGTCATGTCTGCAATGCCCAATTCTTGTGCGGCAACTTCTTTCAGTTGGTTCTTCATTTCTGGGAAGACATTGATAATAGACATCATGTCTTGCCCTTGAACCTTACCATTGGCAATCATTTGAGCCCACTGAGTAGCGAAATTCTCAACGGCTGCATCGGTCTGACCAAACGCATCTTGCAATGTCAAAATGGCTTGTGTTTGTTGTTTGGTCAACTCGGTGTTGTGGGTTACGGCATAGAATTTCTGGTTCATGCCGTCAACCATTTCGGTTGAGTTAGCGGCTGCTTGTGCCATTTGGTTGGTCATATCGACCATCTTCTTGCCTTCCTCAGCGTTACCTGTCAAGGTTAGCCAAGTGGCGTTCATGGTTTGTTGGTATTTAACGTATTCGGCACTAGACTGTGCGATTTCGTCAAACTTACCCTTGATAGCTCCCAATGCGTTTTGGAAACCGTTGCTGATTAAGTTAGCTGCGAACGTAGCGCCAAAGATACCTTTTAAGCGTGAGGTTTTATGCTCAGTCTCACTAACTTCACTCCCTAAACGCTTAAAACTGTCCTTTAAGCGACCAATGAACGTGCTAGATCGTTGACTTTGCTCAATTTCGTCATTCAGCTTGTCAGCGGCATTTCTAGTATGTGCAAGACTAGTAGCCGTTTCGTCTAAACGTTGCTTTTGCTTGCGGTATTCATCACTTGTTCTTCCGGACTGTTTAGCGACACGCTCAAGCATTTCTTTTTGGGTCTCGTACTGCTTGTTTAAGTTAGTGATAGAACCCTTGTATTGCTTAAGCTGTTCTTGTCTTGCTTCGTCCTCTTTGCCCTCGGCCTTTAAACGCTTGACATAAGTTTCAGACGCTTCGTTTTGGGCTTTGTATTCCTTTTGAAGCTCTGCCAAACCCGATTTTTGATAATCTAGGCTATTCTTAGCTTGTCGCTGTTGATTTTCCAACGATGCCAAACGTGTAGTAGCTTGGTCAATCTGTTGTTGGTACTTAAGGTACTGTTCAGCGGTTTCAGCGGTGCTACCTTTAAGTTGAGACTGCTCTTGTTTCAGTTTCTCAATCTTATGTTGTTGGTTTTGGATGGCATTTCCCAAACCGTCATACTTAGCTTGTGCTGCTCCTAGATAGTCACCAGCGCTACGCATTTGGCTTTCTTGTGCCTTCCATGCGTTCGTAGAACTATTGACTAACTGAGTTAACCGCTTAATCGAATTGGCAGCCTGTAGCGTATCCAAGGCGATTTCCGTGGACATGGTAGCTTGTACTTTTGCCATGTAATATTTTTCCTCCTTTCCTTAAAAATTTAGAGCAAAGATGTTGGGTCAACCATCCTATCTTCTTCCTCTTTAGCATTCAAAATTTTCATTAGCTCATAATAGTCAGTGTCGTAGTACTGGTCCAGTGTCCACCCAAAACCTTGAATTGATTTTTTAGCAACGAGTTTTAAGTCCTCAATGCTATTTTCTAAATCAAAAATCTGTTCGCCCTTAGACTTTAGTCTTTTGGGTCAGTTTCACCAGCGGCATTTTCAAGTTGTTCGTCTGTCAATCCGTACATATAGCCCACCAATTTTTCAGCAATCTCTTGTGTGCGGACATTATCCAAATCAAGCAATTTTTCATAAGCTCCATCATCCAAGTCAAGAATAGCACGGATAAAGCTGAGCATTTCTTCGAGAATTGTGAAGCTCGCTTGTGCTTGCTCTTGCGTGTCGCTTTCTTCAACGGTGTCGCTGATTTTAAGCACGGCAAGTTGGTACTCGTGCATACGCAAGACATTTCGGTTGCTTGTAGCTACTTCAAATGCCTTCTTGCTGATTTCTGGGATTTTAATATTTTTGATTTCCATTTATCTTCACTCCTTTTAACAAAAATAGAGGTCAGGCCATGAGCCCGACCTCTTGCGAATTATTTAGCCTGGTAGTACGCCAGCTCCTGTAAGGGCATATCCACCGAAAACTTCTTTGAACATGTTGGCTTTGTCGAAAGTAGATGCTCCAGAATAGTATTTCTTGTAAGGCTCACCGTTGAACGAGATGGCTGACAAGGCGTTAAATGTCATGTTGTCGTCTTGACGAGTTTGGGCAGTATCAGTGTCAGTCGCAACGTTTTGAGTTGATTCTTGCATGATACCGTTAGCAAAACCAAAGAATACTGAGTGTTTACGGTCAAGTGTTTCAGATTCAATCAATACTGCTGTGTGTGGTTTTTCACCGTCCATCACATAACCACCCTTGCCGTCTGCTTTAAAACCAAGCATTTTTTGTTTAATTTCGAAGTCAAGGTTGTTGAAGTCAAACGCTACTGTTGGTGAACCGGGTGCGATCATAACGTCTTGCACTGAGTTGTTCCCAGGGATTTTAGTCGCTTGACCTTCCAAGTTTGAGATGTTAGCGGTACGAGTACCAAGCATGCTTGAATCAACTTCAATCACACCGTCTGTTGAAAGGCCATCAGCACCTTTAATAAGTTTTTGGGTTTTAGGGTCAACCAAAGCAAGGCGGACCATTTTCAAACCTACAATTGCCATATAGTTATTTCTCCTTTGTTAAATAAGCTTATCAAGAGCAACAAAAAAGACCGCCGTAATCTGCAATGTGTCGGGGTCTATGCTGTGTTCTCTCATGTCTGTAATTGAGTAGTGTTCAGATTTTAGGAATTTCAATAGTTCCATCTCAAAGGCTTCGATATCGAAATCGATGTCAGCCTTGTAGAAAATCTGGACTTCTACTCTATCTGTTTTACTGAAAAAGGTATTGTTTCCGCTTAAGTCAAGGGATGGATTGCTTTCAGTGAGCAAAACGATTGTCTTATCGGTGTTTTCTTCGAGCTCTTTAGGCAAGTTGTTTGCGTAGATTTCGCTTATTTCACCAAATTCTTTGCCGTCAATCAGCTCTTTTAGTTTTACGGTTGCTAACACTTAATCACTTTCCTCCTTTCTTGCGAATGAGTTTTTCATATTCCTCTTTTTCTGCCAATAGCACCTTTTTCTGTACAGTGCTATCGTTTTGGACATTGGTAACGAAATGATCGGCACGATATTTCTTAGTGCCGTCGTTTAATCGTCTGGCATTTTGGGCGTGGTAATTATTCTTCCAGCCTACGGTTGCCACACCGTTTTTTCTGCCGTCAGCGTTAGTTGATTGGACAGATAAACCGTCAGCCATGTGTCCATACTTCAAATCTTTTTTATTTGAGTAGTGTTTCTCCCTAGTAACTTCTTCCAGTTCCTTTTGAAACACTTTCGCACCAGCGGTAGTAATTTTAGCTTGTTCCGCTGGTGTGATATCGCCAATACTGGCTACCGTTTCAAGCCAGCCCTCTAGTGCTTCATCAAGCCCTACCATAAGCTATCACCCAACTTTCTTGTGCTCCCTAAGTGTCAGAAAGTCGTAGCGGTTAAGCCCAAAGTTTTCGTTTGGACTAACACGCACAATGTCATACTGAGTGCCATTTAGAACGGCGACTTGACCTTCAATCACTTTGGCGTTATGACGAATAACAATCACTCTTGTATCGCTTTCACCATTTTGTTGGGCTAGATACTCTTGATTGAGTGTGCGAGTGTGAGGCTTATAATGCAGCGTAAACTGTTTCACGAATTTCGGAACACTCACACCCGTAAATTTGTTAGGGGTGCTTTGGTATGTACCAAAATCAGCCTTGAAACGAAAGTCTGAGGGTAAATATCTAACTTCAGGCACTAGTCACCTCTTTCTTCACTATACGTTGCGTATAAGCCCCTTAATTGCCCGATTATGCTATTCAATGTGAGATTGACAGGATAAGTCACTGTGTCCGTTAGAGCCACCCTGTAGGTGAAATATGAGCTTGTGAGGGCTATTACAGCCGTGTCAAACAAAGATTCCACACTGTCAAGGTCGTAGAATTTTGGATCACTACCGACTGCATTGATAATGTATTGTTGAGCCGATTCAATGTAAGCTGGAATGAGTGCAGTGTCGTCTGTCTCATCCAGATTGAGGGTCTGCATGATAGTTTCCTTAGATACACTCATTACTTACCTCCTAATTAAGCTCCAGCAGTAAGATTAGCTTTTTGGTCAGCGATGGCTTTGAATGACGCTGGCACAAACGCTTCTTCATCCGTTTTAACAACATCGAAGCGGTCAATCACACGCACTTTAGTAGTGTCAGTTTCAAATGCTCCACCACCGATGTTAGTAGAGAGCAATGACAAGTGTTGACGGTCAAAGAGTGTTACCGCTTGTTTCAAGTCACCAAAGTACAATGGCATAGCTCCACCAGTACCGTTAGCGAGCCAGCGGTCAGAAACTTCTTTAACTGCGAAACCATCGATTGAGTATCCAGTTGGTGATTTAACATCACGTTCCATGAGGTAGTCACCCATAGCATTCTTAACTTTCTTAAGGGCAGTGAAGCCTGAAGTGTTAGTCAAGAAAAATGAAGTTTGTTTGATAGCTGGGTCAACTTTAGCTTCGAGGTCAATGATGTCATCCCATTTAGCCAATGTTGGTTTAGTTGGTAGTGTAGCAATCACATCCAAGATAGCTTTATTGCGAGTGACAACAACTTTTTTCGCAATCCAACCAGACAACCAAGCAAGGATGTTTTCAGCAGAATCAGCAAGCAAGCTGTTAGTTACTGTAGAGATACCAGCATAGCGTTTGATAGCGTAGCGGATAAGAGAGAGTTTTGGATCGTCATTGGCACCAATTTGTCCAGCTTCATCATCGAGTTTAGAAAGACCAGTGATTTCAGCCCATTTTTCGTAAACACGAGAACCAGTAAGAGTAGTTACGTTTTCGACATTAACATACTCTTGCAATGAGTCGTATTGACGAACCAATGTGTTGATGGCTGTACGAATATCTTGGGGGATAGTCAAGCCAGCGTCTGCACCAGTTCCGTCTGTTTTAGAATCAAGCAAGTTTTGGTAACGACCACGGACAAGGTTTTTGAAGTCTTTAACAAAGTTAGCTTTAACTTCTTCTTCGTTTTCAGTCAATGGTTTCTTGTCTTCTTCAGTCATGTTAGCTACTTCGCTAGCACGAGCTTCAGTGTACTGTTCTTTGAACAAGTCACGCTTCACTTTAGCAGTGTCACGTTCGTTTTTGATCGCTTGCAATTCTTCAGCGGTTACTGAATCGTCAAGCATAGCTACGTTAAGTTTTTCATTCAAGTTTTCGACCTTATCGCCTTGGGCAACCCAAAGGTCATGCAATTCATTTGATGTCTTCATCAATCATCTTCCTTTCATTTTTCAAGTAAAATAGCCAATTTCTGCTCACGCAATGTATTGGTCTTAGGTGTAGCAATCATATTCTTAAATTTAGTGATTGCTGATTTGCTTGGTAGTTGATGTACGGCATTAGTAACCATGACTTCTTCTTCATCTTCATTGAAAAACATGATTTCATCCGCAAAGCCTTTGTCAACGGCAGTTTTAGCGTTAAGCCATGTTTCTTTAGCCATAAGATTAAGTAATTCCGGTTGTTTAAGGCCAGTTTTCATTTCGTAAGCCAAAGCGATAGATTCATCAATGCTATTAAGCACCGCTGATTGGTGCTCTAGGTCATCACTATTGCCAACGATGCCAGTAGATGCCTTGTGAATCATGATATGTGCCGTTGGACTGATACGCACGGTATCGCCAGCCATAGAAATAACACTCGCAGCACTAGCCGCAAGCCCTTGCACATTGACTACAATACGCTTGCCGCTTGCTTTAAGCATTGTATAGATTTCGCTTGCTGCAAACACATCACCACCATTTGACGCTATATTAAGCGTGATTTCTTCGTCTTCATCGTTAGCAATGGCATCTTGTACCAGTTTAGGATAGGTACTAGACATGCCAAAGTATTCATAGAACGCCCCGGCATCATCACTTACGATATCGCCTTTAATGTCAATCTTGCCCATTTGTCTCACCTCCTTTCAATGTGGTACGGTTAGGGTTTTTACCCTCTGGCAACTCTTTAGGTAGAATTTCAGCTTGTTGCAAAATATACAAACCTTGATTCTGTGCGAGCGTGCCACTTTTAACCATGCTATTGATACGGCTGATATAGTTCGCACCAGTCGGGTCAACCGCTGGGAAAATATCTGCATCCACATCGCATGAAAGTTTTTGAGACAACTCACTAAGAAACGGTCTTAAGTAGCGTGCGACTGCTTTAGAGTACACATTAGAACTCATTTCTAGTGATGATTGTTGGTCACCTTGTCCACCGACAACATTCTCTGGGATACCGTAGACTTTTGCAAATTGTCCGGTCGTCCAGTCCGCTTGCTTAAGTAGTTGGGCCACGTTGGACTTGATTTCAAGAGGTGTGAAATCCTCTAAATCATCCAGTACCAACGGACCGCCTTGCATTTGCTTCATTGCTTGTCGTGAGCGTGAGACCTTAGTTTTGAAATCGAGCAAACCACCGCCCTTAATCTTCAAAATACCATTAGCATTTAGGGCATTTTTAAGTGAATTAAGCGTTAGCTTATCACTAGCTTTTTGAATATCTAGTTCTCTACCAAGAGCCATCAACGGACTTACGCTTGTCAAACCACCATCTACAGATAGCAATCTAAAGTGTAAGATGTCGCTTTGTGGGACGTGCTGTTTTGGTGGAATGCGTGGGTCATCGAAAGTGATGTTGTAATAAAGACCATTCTGATTATCCAATCGATTGAAAGTGACTTGAGATGGTCTTAAATACTCCCACTTCATATCACGGCCATTGTCATTACGCCATCGATATGCAAAAGCTTCACCACCCAATAGCATTTGAGCAAAGATAGACTGGTAAAAATTGAAACGGTTAGCATTGTTTGACGGATTATCCACAATACCTTGCATTTGTTTTCGGCTAGTTGTTAGCTTAGCAGTGGCAAGGTCATTAGATAGCTGACTGATAATAGAGAATAGGTCCGAGTTTTTAAGAGCAGTTTCGGCTGAAACCCACTCACTACCATTCAAGGTAGCTAAAAACTCTGGATCAGTGATATCAAAAAAGCCCCCTTGGTTATTCGGTGGGCTTTCGGTTGCTAAATTAAATATCGGCAATTATTATCACCTCCTTTCTAGCCTTTTTTAGCGGCTAGCTCACTGATTAACCCTGCTAATACAAACGTGATGGTCATGCTGATACCAAACCACACGTAACCAAGGTTATAAGTCGTTAAATTAAGCGAAATTGCAGCTAAAATGAACATAAGGATGTCAAAAATAGCCCAAATTGCCTTAAATAACTTCAAAATCATGTATTAATACTCCTCTAATAGCCCACTATCTGGGTTTTTCAACCAGTTTAAAACGGCCTCTTGACTCATGTGTTCGACCTTCCATGTCGGATTGTTGGTAATAGCGTAGTCTTCGAACGCATACATGCCATCATAAAACGCATCGATAAGAGCATCCACAACGTCGATTTTATAGGTCGATTTCATTTTGTCTACTTGAATACCGATGTTATCCTCTTTAATCACCGCATTTATCAAGGCTTTTCGCATAATTTCGTCATCCAAACGGGTGATATTCCCTTCGATAAATAGCGTTTGAAGGAATTTCGTAGGGTCTTTCAGCTCACTTGTACGCTGTCTAATCGGCATAAGTGGAAAGCTAGTGTTAGATTCTAAAGCCTTGATAAGTTTAGATACTCCCATAGCGTCATAGCCAAAGAAAACCACATCAAGCTGATTGTCTTCCACATACTCACAAAACCAGCGGTACACTTCCTCCGGATTAATAAGCCCTTGCGGATGGCTTGTAATCGTACAGAAACCCTTGGCTTCCAAATCTCGATAGTTGACACCGTCTTGTTCCATTTTGGCTTCTAGCGAACCCGCTTGCTGCCAAGGAATAAAACTGTGTTGTTCGACATGCCATTTTTGTCTACCATCTTCAGTAACGTAGGGATAGACGAAACCAATGGCCGTGTTATCGCTGAACATTGAAGCATCAAGACCGACATACACACGTTTACCCTTGATATCAAATTCATCAACGACTGCATTTTCAATATCGCTTAAGTCAAGGAAGCTATTGCTATCTGCTAACAACCAGCAATTCATGTTTTTAACTTGGAAGTCAGCAAGGTTGCCACTTAATAGGTCGCTATCTCTCTTATCCATCAACCCTTTCATAAGGTTGTCACGCTCTTGTTCCAAATCTAAAAGCGGGTTGCTTTTCCCCCATGTTTCCGGTTGGAAGACCTCATCCAAGTTGTCTTGAGACCACACTAAGCAAAGGTACGTATCAGCATCCCTACTATCATCGTCTTCCATAGCTTGCTGCATAATCCTTTGGTCTTCCCTAAATGGAACAGACGGATTTGGGTAAGCCGTAGAAATTTGGACGAATTGTCTATTTGGGACTTTTACCTGTCCAGAAACAATCTTAGAAACTGCATCCCTTGTTTCAATTTCTCCGATTTCATCAAAAATAGCGGTTGTAAAGTGGAAACTATCATATTGCCCACTCTCAGCGGATATAGCCCTTAAAACATTATTGTTAGCCTTCATAATAACTTGGTCACTATGAAGACCTAACTCGGTTTCGTTTGCTAAGCTCTTGAAAGGCTCGTTTTGGATTATCTGTTTCATCATAGATTTGATGTAACCAAGCAACTTGTTTGTTTGTTTGAAGTTGATAGAGGTTACCAGATAATCTTGGTTTGACAATCCGAAACTTTCAATAAAGTATGAATACGCCGTAAGAATAGCCATCAAATACGTTTTACCTTGACCACGACCAACCGAAACAATGGCACGGCTAAAACGTTTACCGCCGTTAGCGTTTCTCCATCCGAAAAGCATACATAGGATGAATTTCTGCCACGGCATCAACTGTGTAGGCTCACCAGTATCGACGTTTGGACATATCCTAGCAAAACGCAATAATTTGTCCGCCTCAGTCGTTTCATAGGTATATGGAAAGTCGTCGTTACCTTGTCTTTGTAGATCTCGCAAATGTCGGAAACATGCCAATTTAATCATGTATCCAGTCACTATTCGACCTTCTAAGGCATCAAAGCAATATTTTGTGCCATCGTCTTGATATTTTTTGGCGATGTCAGTGAAATCAAATTCTTTATACGCTGCATCTATATCATGAGTTTTTATCAGATTCGTTTTCACTATTGCTCCTTTCCAATCACTTACCTAGGAATTCTTTCATCATATCCCCTAGAGACTTATTATCCGCTTGGCTTCCGGCTATTTCAGCTAATTCAGCCCGTCCTTTAGGGGTCAAACCTAGCTGAATGCCTATTTTATTAAGGGTTTCGGCAGCGTCTTTCATCGTCGCAACGGCTGGGTTTTTCTTAAATCCCATTGATTGCTCGCCTAAAATTTCACCACTACCGGGATACTGGATATATTTAATAATCTCGGTTTGGATACCGTTTTCTTTCACGTCCTCATAGGCTTTTTTATAAATCTCGTAGGTCGTACAGTAGGTTTCCACTAGGAATGTGTCAATACGTTCGACCTTTTCTGTTGCTTTTAAAAAAGGAATGATTTTAGTCCAAACCGTCCTCGCCACTGTACCTAAGTAGTTCGGCGGGTCAAGCGGTAGAAAACGGTCATTTTGCTTGTAAAACGGCTCACGCCTTGCCGGTGACTTATTTGCCACGCTCTCACCTCCTAAAATAAAAAAAGACCCTTGTTAAAACCCTCAAAACTGGCGTGCGGTGTAAGAAAACACCTTGTGGCGGCTCTCCTTGGCACGAGAAGGGGGCGGGGGTCAATTTTAAATCGTGTCGAGGGTTATTATACCACCCTTATTATAAAATCGTGCTATGGGCTTATTAGAGGGGTTTAACGACGTCCTCTTTTTTGCGGGCTATTAAATCCGCCCACGTTGCCACGGAAAGTCGTAGCTCGGTGTTTTGTTTCGTTCTATTTTGACCAGTACCATAGATCTCTTGCTCTAAAGTCCTCTTGGTGTTATCGCAACTTCTACATGTAGCTACCACGTTTGAAATTTCAGTCCTAAGTTCTGGAGCTATTTCAACGGGTGTTACGTGGTCGCCTATACGAGCGTCTGGTGTGGTCACACCCAACGCTAGACAGTACTGACATAGATAGTTGTCACGTTCCAAAGCCATCTTACGAATAGAAGACCAAATCTTTGAACGATAGAACGCATACCGTTCCTTACTCTCATCGTCTCGGTTCCTTACTCGTGTGTTGTATCTCGTTCGTGAGTATCTCTGCCTCTCTTGTGTGTATGCTGCTTCCATACTGCTATGTGTAGTGCAGTAGTGTGCTGGTCTTTCTGTTAAGGCACGGCACCCCTCTGCCTTACATCGTCTGACCATCGGCATTGGCATACCTCCTTTCAGATAAAGTAAAAGAAGAACACCACTGTGTCCTTCTGATTTGATAATACTATATTACCACGTTGATAGTATGATGCACTATAGATTGGTATATACCACTATAAATCAATCCAAATACTTCTCAGCTTGTCTTAACTTAACGTAGTAGGTAGCCTTACTAAAGCCCATGCGATCGCATATCTGCCAAATATCCAGCTGGTCTATATAAACCATTTGCAGTAGGGACCTAGCGTCTATATCCCCCACGTTTGCTATCTGTCGGCGAAACTCTAGTTTCTGTTTGATAGCCTCGGCAGTGAAGCGTTCTACTTCTTCACGAGCCGTCATAAGCTCCGCATAGATATCATCCTTGCCCTTACGTTTACCACCTTGCACCATATCTGTTTGCATAGCACCAGCCGTTACCTTAAGGGCTTGTGATTCTAAGCGTTTAATCTGTTCTATCTGACTGTCAATATACCTGTCTAGTGCCTTTATTTGTTGCAGCCGTTCCACTGTTCTCATAAATTATTTTCCTTTATGGTATAATATTAGTATTAACGTTTGAACAGCCCTAGGCATTAGTCTGGGTCTTTTTTATTTTCTTCGGCTCAATTATTAAGAGATATGAAAAGATTGAATTTGTGAGCCTTTTATCACCTCCTTTCTAGCCATCGACACCAGCAGGATCTTTGGCTTTGTTTTAGTAATGCGATATCAATAAGAAAGAGGGTGTTTCACATCCTTTTTTCTTAAATTTGCTGGGTTTGTTTGGACAAGGTCTGTCAGCTTGTCCGGTGTTAAAAAGTGTGTTCAAGCCACTTAAAATCTTTATTCATTTTTCTATTTTTAGTGTTTGACAGACAATAGCTAGCAAGGGAATCGAACCCTCATAGACCGTTCTAGCTACACGCCTAATGCGTAGGCTGTATATAAGGCTTTTTTGACCGTTGCTTTATTACGACCTACCTTGCCTTTGTTGCGATATTTAAGTATGATGCGATCAACTTCATCATCTAACCTCTCGCTCCACTCGTAGTTATTGAAGACATAATCAATAATCTCGCTGAATAGCCCTCTTGAAAGTAGCCCTTCCATTTGAATAGCTTTCAAAGGCGTTAGAGCGGCTTTTCCCGCATAGCACAGATTGAGGGCGTTTTGGGTCCTGTTAGCATTTTTCTGGTCGCACCCTTTAACCTCTCTAATATAGTTATTTAGGTTGTTAGGGTGTTCCTTGCGTAGTTCTTCCACTTCTTCTCGGAATCGTTTAAACAGCCCTTCTGGCAGTCCTGCATTGATTTTATCCAAAACCGGTTTAGTGGTTTTGCCTCTTGTGTAATTAGTAGACAAATAGTCTTGGAGGTCGTTGAACAATTCATCAGAAATGATGCCTTCTAACCTGTCGACTGTCGCTGGCGATATCCTCGCGCGCTCAACAACCGCACTATTAAACGCTTGGTAAATGATGCGAGCTTGCACTTCACTGCACTGTCTGACCTCTTGAAAAAACTGCTTATAAGAGCCTTTTTTGTGCGTCTCTCTCAGCGCTGCATGTTCACTGACTAGCCGTTGATATAGTTCTGGTGTCAGTCCGGAATATTTGTAGGTTTTACTCATGAGCTCACCTCTGCCAGTTCCGGATTAGTGTAGATGTTCCCGATAACCTTCGTCGAATCAGCAACATTACATAAGCGTTCAAAGTTTTTGTATCCAATAAGATTAATGACATACGTTCCTAAGTCTTGTCTAAGGATAACAACTCCTTTAAACAAGTCATTTCTTGAAGTAACGATGTCCCCTCTGAAAATATCCTTGCCATCCTTGTCGGTGAAGCCAGTTGACTGCATCAGGTCAATATCTCTGAAGTTGTAGCGATTTAATTGCTCAAAGAAAGGTGTTTTAACGCAAATTTGACTTTTTTCGATGTCAATAGATACAATATCGCCATCTTCATACATCGTTTTATGGATTTTATCCCACGCTCTAAATCTAGGCATCATTGTCCTCTCTCCTTCAAATAGCTAGGGATATCATCCCCGATGTTAACACTGTCATATTGCTCCTTGCTGACAAGGAATTTCCCGTAAGCACCACAATCAATAGTGTAGAGCTTACCAACCATAGATTTGCCAGTAACCTTACCGTGTAATTCCACTGCATTATCTGCCTTGTGGATAACCACTGTCTCGATAGGTCTGTTAACCACTCGTAGAACAGTAGTCACGTTAATTGCTAGTGATACCAGTAGTAGAATCGTCGCTATCGTTAAATCTTTATGTTTCATAGACACCTCGCTATTTCCTTGATAACGTTGACAGTCACGCTATTCCCTGCCTGCTTATAGAGCTGACTGTTAGAATTGACCTCTTGAGCCTTGTCGAAAGCCCAATCTGGGAAACCTTGCAATCTCCAACACTCTCTAGGTGTTAGCTTTCTGATTCTGAAATTAGGCATCACCACGCCTTGACTATCACTAGTTACTAGCGTGTTAGCAATACCTTCACCAACTCGACCTCTGCGAGTTTTAGAGTTTGGATGTGCTAGATTAACACTATCCCCCACGGTTGCTTCAGCGTAGCCTTTTTTTGTAGCTTCACGCACACGGATTTTAGGCTGTCTGCCCCCACCTTGCATAGTGTTTAGCGTTGGTGAAATGCCATTGATGTCATAAACTCTGCCATTTTGTTCGTGTGACCCCGGAAGATTGCCGGCTAACAATATCTTAAGAGGGTCTTTTTGTGTCGTGGTACTGCACAAGGTAGGTGCTAGGGAATCAACTGAAATCACATCTCCACTTTGAGACTTTCCTTTCTTTCTGATATTCCCAACCTTATTTATTTTGGGATGTTCACAATCAGCCGTTGTACCATTTCCATCGAGAGGAAAAACTTTTCGTCCACGTTCTCCTCTAAGATGTCCGATAATGAACACACGTTCCCTGTTTTGTGGTACTCCGAAATCTTTGCTGTTAAGCACTTGCCATTCCACATCATACCCGAGTTCATCCAACGCTGAGAGGATTGTCTCAAAGGTATCTCCCTTGTCGTGGTTGAGGAGTCCTTTGACATTTTCAAGGAATAGATACTTAGGTTTGAGAATAGCGGCGAACCTTGCGATTTCAAAGAAGAGAGTTCCTCTAGTATCTTCGAATCCTCGTCTAGCTCCAGCAATGCTGAAAGCTTGACACGGAAATCCTCCGCATATAACGTCAACGTGTCCGATGTTTCTGATTTCTTCGTCGGTGACTGTGGTAATGTCATGTAGTTCTATTTCTCCTTCAGTATTATGAATTGCTTTATAGCTCGCTCTAGCGAACTTGTCGATTTCGCAGAATGCCACACACTCATGCCCTGCAGATTCCATTCCTAGTCTGAATCCGCCAATGCCTGCGAATAAGTCAATAAATTTCACAAATCTTCCTCCTTGATGAAAGTCCCATTAATCATCTTTCCCTTTCTGTTTTTAATCTCTTCATACGCAATACCGAGACACTCAGTTACATCTAAATCTAACTGGTGAGCTAGTACGATAATCGTTACTAGCGTGTCGCCGATAGCATCCTTCAACGCAGCTTGTGGTTCAGTGAATTTAGTTGGCTTCAAGAGGACATCCCGAATTTCTCCGACCTCTTCCGTGATACGCATCCACTGGATTTTAGGGTCTGCTTGTTTTAATCCACGGTTATCTGTCCATTGATTGATTTTAGTGATTAGATTATTCATCCGTTACCTCTTTCACTTCAACGCCTGGGCAGTCAAACACCCAGCCGAAGTCGGCTTCTTCTAGCTCTTTGCGGGTGTGGGCTACTCTTACCCCCTTCGTGCCTTTATCATCATCAATAGTCCAGTCTTTAAAAGATGTACCATAGTTCAAAAACTTGTAATTGTCGTCAATCCCTTTAAACTCAACTGTATACTTAGGCTCTTCCTCGACTGTGTAGCCGTAAACCCACGCTTTTGTAAAAATATCCACGTTTTCGAGAATCAGCCAATTTTCAACATCCCCACTAGGTGCATTGTTAACAGCTCCAACGACATTGTACCCCTGCTTGTTTTTTGCTTCTTCAATCCATTCTGCAATAAAGTCTGGCACTACTGGTTTAGGGAAGAACGAATCATATAGGTCTTCTGCGTGAGCTATTGAAAGGCGTCCCGCTGTTGCTAGTTTCTGTACTGCTTCATCTCTGGTCATTCTACTTACTCCCTTAATCAACATTTTTAAGTTTTACAGGCACCCACATTTTAGGGTTGTAATTGATCTCATATTTGTATTTTGAAACATTCGGTACGTCAACATCTTCTACTACATAAGAGACATTATCTGACAAACCGATAATATGTTTTTGATATTTGTTCTTACCATTTTCTACAACAATTTCAAGTTGTTTATCATGAGTATCAGCCTTGATGGACAACCTACCGCTCATTTGGAACATAACGTCATTTGTAATAGCATCAATCACCGTTACTTTTCGAACAACATTAAAGTTATCCGATTCTTGAGATAAATTTTCAGATACTCTATTTGCCTCTGAGCAACCAGTTAAAAATAATAAACCACTTACAGCAATAATTGCCATTTTACTTAATTTGTTCATGCTTCCACCTCTTCCATCTCCACTGTATACATCCTAGAATTGCGATATTTAACACCTCGTAAGCGGTGTAATTCATTAATCGCATCATTCTTGTTGTTAAAGATATGCTCACTGTCTTCCATGTTGTTGTAGTAAACTATAACCTTGTATTTCATATCTCTACCAATCTCCTTCCATTCTCGCTAGTTCTTCGAGCGTATACCGGCGTGCCATAGTAACCAACGGTGCTAGGTGAGACTCCCAATTGTTCAGCAATTTCACGTTTAGTGCCCATCGCCAGTAGCTCCTCGCCCTTGTATAATGCGTATTCCTTTACTTGCATAGTTCCATCATCCTCGTTAGTAATTCCTCATCCGGTAACTGCTCAAGCGTTAGAATGCGGTTGAGCTTCTTTGCGTTGATTCCTAGTTTGGCGCTGATATATTCCATGTCTTCGTGGTTAGCCCAAAACCACTTCGAAAACTCTTGCGTTTGACCTAACACACTTGTGCGATCGTAACTCCCCGGAGCATATACACCGACTAACTTGTCTTTATATTTACTATTCATTCCAACTCCTTGATTTCAAATTCAATGCGTGGATTAGGACTGTACTTCTTGCGAGCTCTTAAATCGCAAACAATACTGTCATCCGTCCAGACGATACCCTTCTTATCAACTTTGTTGTAACCAGCTTTTGAGATACTGTCAAAAAGCGATTTGACCAGATTGTCAACGTCCGGGATTTTCGCATGCCAAAGCATTTCAGACATGAATTTATTGAATGTATCCCACGTTTTAGCTCTAGCTTTTGGTGTAGGTTTCTTCGATACGTTCAGCGGTGCTTTCATGTAGAAAGTGACATCGACTGAAATCGGCCCGTCAAAGAATTGTCCGTCGTATTCTTGCTCGATAAGTTGCGAGCACTGACGACGCCATGCTTTCATTTTAGGGTCTTCATAAGTTCCAAACTTGCTGAATCGCGGCCTTGTTTGTGGTTTAGGCTCGATGTTTAAAATCATTTTCATGTTTTCACCAAATTAGAAGGGTAAATCGTCACTAGTGATGTCCATTGGGCTACTGTTCCCGTATGGGTTGCTTTCCCTCGCAAAGTTTGGTCCTTGTTGTTGCGGGGCTTGTTGCCCGTAAGGCCCAGCATAACCACCGTTGTCATTGCCAAACGCACCCGATGTATTCCCTTGAGTAGCATTGCTACCTTCACGCGCCGCACGACTTTCTAGCATTTGGAAGTTCTCAGCGACTACCTCGGTTATATACACCCGTTGACCTTGCTGATTCTCATAGCTACGGGTCTGAATGCGTCCAGTAATTCCAATCAAAGCACCTTTTTTAGCCCAGTTAGCCAAATTCTCAGCTTGCTGACGCCAGATAACGCAGTTGATGAAGTCTGTTTCACGTTCGCCGTTAGCGTCCTTGAAGTTGCGGTTGACGGCGAGGCTGAATGTAGCTACTGCGATGTTACTGGTTGTGTATTTTAGCTCTGGGTCACGGGTAAGGCGCCCAACTAGCACAGTCGAATTAATCATTGATTTTCTCCTAGAATTTCATAGTTTACAAAGTTATCATCAAGCAATTTAGCGAATTGATGCCATTGATTCTCGCCACCGTGGAAAGTAAGAGCAAGATTGACCTTGTATGGTTCAACAGGTTTGCTAGGTGCTTCCTCTACCGGCTTAGTGTCTTCGATAACCTCACCAGTTTCAGCATTTACCGCCTTGATTTCCTCGTTAGCTGACTGTTGGGCCATGGCTTCAATTTCTGCCAAGCGTGCCGCTTCTGCTTTCGCTTTGGCTTCTGCTTGCTGCTTACGCTCTACGGCTGCATCGCGGTCCTTCTTCATTTGTTTCAAGATTTCAACTAGAGGTGTGTCATTCTTCAACGCTCTAGTGTACGGTTCTGCTGGCAACTCATAATCAAGGGCTTGTTCCTCAATCATGGCAATATTAGCCTTGTATTCTTCGAGTCGGTCATACTCAGCCAAAACAAGGGCGTCGATTTCTTCGATTGTCTCTTTTTTGAGCTTCATTTTCTTGTCGATAAACCATTTTTTCAAAGAATAGCCGTCATACTTGTCCTTAAACGTGTCTTTATCCAGTCCGGCAAGTTCGCACTTTTCTTCAAATACCGATCTAACGTGGTCAACTCGGAGCAATCTATTGTGTTCGTCAATCTCGTCTCGTTTGGCACGCAACTTATTGATAAGTCCTTCGAGCGGCTCTTTAGATGTCTTGAAATTAGCTTCAAACTCATTAAGCGGATTCTTGTACACTTTCGAGATGTCTTTTCGCTTGTCGTCCAACTTTGTCAAGAGCCCATTGAAGCGTGTAAACTCCTTCTTGATATCGTCATATTCCAAGTTATCAAGTTGTTCATCAGACAACTCACTAACCGCTGTCTGAATGGCCTTGTCGAATGCGTCAAAATCAAAGCTAATTTTTCCCGGCGTATAGACCGGTTCGATTGTTTCCAAGAAAATATTTGTTGCGTTGTTCGTTACGTCCTTCATGTTCTATCCCTTTCGATTGTTAATTTGTCCTTGAATGTCGTTAGATACCACGTTAAAACCTGCTACTAGCAACTCATGGAAATCATTGAGCTTGTACTTTTTCAAGTAGTAATTCGCTACTGTTTCGGTTGCTTGTCCAGTGATTAGAGCTAACTCATTGACTAGTTGCATGATGATGTCATGTTGCTCGTTGCTGATGAAGTTAGGTTGTGGGTTGCTTTGTTGTTGGGGTTGTGCTTGTTGCGGTTGCTGATTTTGATGTGGTTGATGGTTGTGAGGTTGGTTTGGTCTCAAACTCTCCTCTGCCACTTCAAAATGGTCCACATCTTCCTCACCGATTGCAAATAGTGCTTGTAAGGCGTACTTCCCAGCGTATGATTGTACGGCTCCTACCCACTGCGGTTCATTCATTTGCTTTAAATCTCCGTTGCGAGTTTTTAAAATCGGTACGGGAGATAATTCTGCGAACGCTACCGCTTGCTCTTTTTCCTCTCGGTTAGATGCCGTTGCAATAGCCTTGATAAAAGTTTTCCCAGAAAATTCGACTAGATCATAGTTGACTACTACGCTCCAATTTGATTTCAAACTTTTAAAGACGTTGTAAATGTCCTCGGCGTGCCTTGAAGCGTACTTGGCAGTCCCTTCTTTCTTTTTTTTAAGCTGCATTCGTTGTTGCAACTCTGTGAATGTCATTTCTTCCATGTCATATCCTTTTTTATATGCCCATAATTCTCAAATTTTGGGGGTTATTTGCCGTTTTACCGTTTATCTAGTGTAATTGTGCCACTAGATAATTCAGGACGGTTACAAGCGATTTTAGAGCCATTTCTTGCCCTTTGACTTTTTTAGATACCAAAGCTCCCTTTTGAGTTTGGCGTTCTCTTGAGCTAGTGACAAGATTCTATCTTGCTGACTGTTGATAATCTCGCCTAGCTCACGACCTAAATTCATGTACTTGTTCCGCCAACGGTTCTCGACTTCATAAGTTTCTTGTTCCATATTTAATGCCTACCCTCCCACCACTTCATGTTATGTTACTTCGCCAAGAATTCTAGGAGTGCTTTAATACCATCTTTCATGGATTCTTCACGCTCCGTGCGTTCAAAGTCCGAACCGTCAAGTTTAGTTACGTTGTATTCAACTTCCACATTAAGCACTTCGCAGCCAAACGCTTCAGCAAGCTTGTCGAGCTCGTCTTTTTGTTCTTCGTATGGTTCAAGCGGCAAGAATAGCGCCTTTTCCAAACGGTCAGTAAATACCGCTGTAAACACTAGACTTCCTTTGTCCTTATAACTTTCAAGAAATCCATCTTTTTCAGCGCTGTAAAATACGACTTGTTTGTTATTTTGTTTCATGATTATTCTTCCTCACCTTCGTTATACTTCTTGGAACTCAATCCCAAAGTTGTGATGCCTGCTGCGATTACTACTAGACCAAGAGTTGACATGATGCCCTCTTTTTCGCCAGTGTCTGGTAGAACACCACCGTAAATGGCTGTATTTGCCACTTCTTTTGGCTCAGAATCGAGCTTATAAGATACTGTGGTAGATTGTGCCACTTTGCCATTAGAACGCTCTACGCTCGTTTTAGGGGCCTTTTCTGGCGTGCTAGGTTTTTCTGGTTCTACTGGAATTTCAAGCTCTGGCAAATCGAGGATAGGTGCATCATTCGGAACTACTCCACCTTCGAATGGTGGAAGCTCACGAACTTCTGGTGTGCCTGGAATACCGATTGGCTCAGTGTATTCTGGAAGCTCTCGAACCTCTGGGATTCCAGGGATGCCACCCTCAAATTCTGGGATGTCAACTTTAGGTGCGTCGTTTGGGATTTCAAAAGTTGGCTCTGGTTTATTTTCACCAGACGCATCCCCACGTCCGCCTACGAGCTGCACTTTGGAACTTGAATTACTTGTGCTGCTATCAGCAGTCAGAGCCGCCTTGTTCGTTGGGTTTGTGCTATCTTTAACCGCTGTCTTCAATCGAGTTTGGTAACCAATATACATGATGCGGTTAAACTCTTTGAATTTGGCGTCAAAACCGTCAGCTCGTACATTCCATGATTCAAGGTAATCTTTTGCCGAATGGTCGATAACAGTCCAATCGAGTGGGTCTTTTACGAAATATATGTTTTGTGAACCGTCAACAAATTGTTGATTGTTGGACCAAGTATCAGACAAGATAGCGTTATTAAGCACTTTTCGAGCTGTATTCAGACGCAAAGTCCAGTTAATAATCTGTGGATCATTCTTGTCTTGCCAACCCCATTTTGAAAGCAATTCGTCTGTTGGAATTGGGTTACCGTCAGCAATTTCAAAGGTTTTAACCGTACCGTTGAAGTTAACGGTAACAGGTTTGCCAGGAGTTACCACGTCAGTCCATTTTGCATCGAGTTTCAAACTCATGCGCTTGTTAAGTGGATTGTTTTGGAAGTAGTTGTTAAACGTAGTAACCACGTTCCCAGCTTTCAAGTCGGTAGCAGCATGTCCGATAACTTCTTTGTTGGGATTGTAAACGTCGAAGTCATAATCAGTTTGGAATGTCACTTCTTTAGGAAGTGTAAGGGTAACCTTGTCACCCTCGTTAACTGGCACATCGTCTGGAATTTGAATATCTTTGTATTCAACTTCAAACGGGCTATATTTCCCTGTGCCATTAGGGAAAGTTACTTCCACATTAGGATTATCAACGTTGATAGTGTCGCCTACTTTGGTAACGCTAGTAGGTGCCGCTGGTGTTTCAGCTACTGGTTGAGCTACTTCTGTAGTTGTTGCTGGAGTTTCTGCCACTGGAGCAGTTTCGACTGTCGCTGGTGTTTCTACTGGTGCCACTGTTTCAGACGGTGTCACCGTAACGTTGCCGCTGTTATCTGCGGTGTATACATTAGCAACCGCTGGTGTGTCCACTGGTTGAGCGGTTTCGTCCGCTGACACTGCCCCAGCTCCAATCAATAGAGCTGTAGCAAGAGCAAGCGTTCCGCAAAGCCCGTAGGCTTTTGATTTAGTGAATCCAGTTTTTGTGATTGTTTGAGTGTTGAAAGATTTCATGGTATACTCCTTGTATAGATGTTATTTCTTGCATGGGCCCTAACCCATGCTTTTTTTAGTGCTCTCAACGTGCACCCAAAGCCCCACCGTGTCATGTTTTCAATGTTTTATTAGACTTATGAATGGGAAAATTAGGAAAAAAGTAATTTAGTAAAGATTTTTTTGGGGAAAAATAGTATAAGTTACACTCCACGGCAGGGCCATGGCTGCACGTTGAGAGATGTTGCTATTTGCTATATCTCTGTTTGAGTCGTTCTTGTTTTTCCTCTGGGGTTTCCGCCCATTCAAAGAACGGCTCTGGTTGCTTGGGCTTTTTGGAAAATAGTTTTTTTTAGTAGTTTCATGCGATTACCCCACAAGTTGGTCTTCTGGCAATCCATGATCTAGGTTGTAACGTCTAGTCTTAGCTGTGTAAGATTCCCATTGTGGGACTACGTAAGTCTCAGTTTCCTGTTTCTTGTTTGACCAAATCCAGTTTAAAAATTTCATTTTGTTTCTCCTTTAGTTGTTTTCGTTATCCTAGTTTAGAATTTCACCGTTGCTGAACACACCGAAACATGCCCCATCTTTCATGATGACATCCACACCGACATGGTGTGCACCGTTCCTGTCAAAACGGATATCGTCTGTTAGGAAAGCTTTTTTGATTCCTAAGTTTTTGAAAAAGCTAACCATGCCTTTGTTTGTTTTAAGGTTTTTCATGTTTTTACCTCTCTTATTCTTCTAACAATAATTACTGTATTGTTATCAGTTAGTAATTATTGTTAATTAGTGTGCGATAGCACCATATTGTTGTTGGTTAGTGCCGGTAGGCTCTAGATTGTTATATATTAGTACTTGTTATTAATTAGTATTTGTTAGTGTCCGATTTTTCAACTTATGAATTATCATCGTTTGAATTATTCATCATATGAATTATCAACTTATGAATTATCATCGTTTGATTAAATGGAAATTCCAATTATCGAACTATGAATTTTTAAGGCTACCTGTGGATAACTTTTTATCAAGGTATTCTATAAATTCGTCTGTCATTGGTATGTCTGATGCACAGACAACTATTTCAAAACCTTTTTTATAGCCCTTACTTTTTCGGAAAACCACAACATAACGTTTGCGTTTTAACTCTTCAAACGCTGAACGGTGTGAGCTTTTCCCATTGGTCGACCTCTTTTCGAGTTCTGACAGATAAACTCGCCAATCGCTTTTATTTATCAAAATTTCAGCAAGTAAACCCTTAGCTTGTAAACTCAAGCTGGTGTCTTGCAAAAATTCATTGTTCAGGCAAGTATAATTTTTTTCATCGTTGGTGAAAGATATACTTCATTCGGTTATGCTCCTTTCTGGTAGTGGTTGGTTTTTTATCCCCTAACCGCACTAGAGAGCTAGCGAGGACCGTGTTTTTAATTTCATATATATTTAAGTATGAATATCAAATCGTTGTAGTTTCAGGTAGGTATTGCTTACATCTCCTCACTAGCTCACTGATACGGCTAGGGTTATGTGCTAGGCAATCTCTTGCCAATTATTGTTAAACCAATCTCTTACGGGGTCCCGTGGGTATCTTATTTGTGCCCCTCGCCCTTTGTCGATTTTTGGGAAACCGTCTAAATTGGTGATGCGTAAAAATTCTGTATAGTTGCCAATTCCTAGCATTGACTGGCACTGTTTCGCAGTTAAAATCATGGGTAGCGTTTCGTCTAAATCGAACGCTTTTGTTTTGTCTGCTATGACTGCCGTTAGCATGCTGTCGAATTGGTCAGCTAGTGGTTTGAATGGGTTGTCCATGATACAACCCCCCTTCCTATCCTGGCAAATACTCTTGGTTAAGAAATTTGTTGATGAAATACTGCTGACCCTTGCCAGTGACCTTAGTCGTAGTGTTGACTGTGGTGTGACCGTCAGCGTGGTTGATATTGGTCTTCTTGAGTTCAAACAGACCTAGTTGCATACTTTTCTGCGTTGGTTGGTTCCAAGACTCGCCGTGGCGACTGATTAGGTAGCCGTTTGCTCGCAACCACTGAAAGAGCTTGTTTTGACCAATGTCAATGCCGTTCTGTTTCAGGATTTTAGCTAGTTCACCAATAAGACAAGATGACTTGCTAGCACTTACTGCATCAGCAAAGAGGACTTTAGGTTTGTCAGCTTCGATCTGAGCTTCTAGCAATTTTTTAGCCTCACGTTCTTCTTTGAGTCTTTGTAATGTTGCTATGGCAAAATCGGGGTTGTCCAGTAGTTCATCAGTTGCAAACATCCCATTTTTTCGGATTGTGGGTAAAACTTCGGATGTCACCCAACGTTTAAACTCCTTGGCTTGTGGTAGTTTACTGGATAGGATGAGCGAGTAAAGACCTGATTCGTTGATGATGGTCATTTTTTGAGTTCCGCCAAGGGTGCCCTGAATTGGGGCGTCCCTTTTATCTTCTTCCTCAACATGAGTAGCAATAGCATTTCTAGCTTTTGCATACCCAAGCCCTCTGCCACATCCTTACCCACAAAGTAAGGCTCATTGTCCACTGTTACAGTTCGGACTTCTTGTCCGTGGAAGTTAAAAATTTCGTTCATTTTTCCCTTTCTATTTTTGATATAATAGTTTTAAAAATAATTGGAGTTTTATTGTGGAAGTTCTATCAAACAAAGCGCATAGCTTAATCAAAACATTTATTAAAATTCGGAAATCTAACAAACGGGGCCGAATTTACTATCAAGACAATCAAGAATTACTTGATAACAATCGCGTTTTTGTCCAAGAACTTTGTGACAAAGGCTTATGCGTCAAAGACGTTTCTGGCGACGTAGGTCTCACGGAGAAAGGTCTTTATTATCTGCCAGAACACAAAGCATTCATGGATCGGACGCTATTAACTTCTTTATGGCTTCCATTCATAGTTTCTATTCTAGGAACATCTTTTACCTTGTTTCTTAATTATTTGATAAAACTTGTGATAGGCTTAATCAACTGTAAAGGGTAAACCAAATAACTTGTGGAGAATCAGTTTGATAATAAGGAAAACCCCTACCCCAACAATCGAACCCAATATAGAGCCGACAATTGCCAAAAAGGTACAGCTTATCATTAACCCGGTATAACTCCAAAGCCAATCGTCAATGACGTCTTTGATTTTTTCAAAGGCTTTTTTTATTTTCTTCATTTTGTTTATTGTTTCCTTTCTAATCTATACGAAATTTCGTATATCTAGGTTAAAAAAATTTAGGCTTCGACACGTTCGCTGAATAGGTATTCTAATTCATATTCTGGGAAGAACGCCTTCTTGATAGCTACTGTTTCGCCAAAACTGAAATCTGTAACACCGTTGATTTTGCTACGAACCGTGCGGTAATCAACTCCGAGCAAGTCTGCGATGTCTACTAATGTTACGCCTTTACTCTTACGAATTTCTTCAATGTTTTTCATTTGCTTCCTCCTTCCTTAAGCTTGATTTGAGTATATACTAATTTTCGTATACTGTCAACAGAAAAATACGATTTTTTTTACTTTTTTTATTTACCTATACGATTTTCTGTGTTAATATATAGGTAGAAATAAAAATGAGGGTTATAAAAAATGCAGGCTGAAGAAAGAATTAAAGAGCTTATTATAGCTAAATATGGAAACGTTAGAGCTTTTGCAACAGAAAGCGGCATCTCTTACACTACTGTTCGATCTATTTTGGAACGTGGTATCATGAACGCAAAAGCTGAGAATGTTTTCAAGATATGTCATTTATTGGGGATATCGCCAGACACTGTTGCAGATTGGGGAATTTCCGAGAAACCACAACAACCCAACGCCCATGACATCGATAACATCATCGACAATGCCATGATGTTCGACGGTAAACCACTTACGGATGACGATAAGCGGGCGATTCGTGGCATCATTGCCGGCTATATGAGTAGCAAGGAAAAGTGAGGTGCTATGACTGAAAGCGAATTGCTTGAGCAGTTCGACGTGTCTCTTTGTGAGTTTAGTTCTAACGAGTGGCCTAGAAACGGCTTTCTCGACCCGATAAATAGGGTGGTTTATATCAATAAAGATTTAGCCCCAGAAATACGTTTGAAGGTCATTCTGCATGAATTGGGACACCTAGAGCACAACTCTAAAGACTATGAGCGGTTGCGTGAGAAATACGAAGCTCAAGCAAATAGAAATATGATCCACGAGTTACTAGTTGATTATTTAAAATCAACTGATATCTACGATTTTAATTGGGTTCGCTTCGCTGCACAGTATGATATTTCAACGACTTGGGGCGAAGCGATGATACAAGATGAATTTAGGAAAATTCAGCAAACTGTTATTTAAAAAAAGGAGAAAATGAAAATGAAAATGGATGATGTTAGAAATGTACCTACTTACTTGAAATTCGAAACAACTTTTGGCTGTACTTTTGGTGGGCTTATTTTAGGTTTTATCTTTCCTCCTTTTTGGTTATTAATGTTTGTGGGTATTGCTTTATTGTTCGCACGACTTTTTTGGGAGATAAAACACCCTATGACTAAAGAGCAAAAAGAACAATCAAAAATAGAACAAGCAAAAGCGAAAGAGGAATTTCGACAAGCGAGTGAGGACTTGAAAGAGGAATTTCGACAAGCAAGAGCTATAAAATGCCCTCATTGCAAAAGTACGGACGTTGAATTTATGGTACAGCAAAGAAAAAGTTTCTCAATTGGTAAAGCCGCTGCTGGAACTATTATGACTGGCGGTGTTGGTGCTCTAGCTGGTTTTGCTGGCAAGAAGGGTAAAAAAGAGTGGCACTGCAAGAACTGCGGTGCAGTCTTTACTACTAAATAAAAAAATAAAACAAAAAAATCCCTGCACTCTCCATCACCAAACTTTGAGTGTAGGGATTATCTATACAAGAGGACTAAACAATGGCATCATATCGTAAACGAGAAAATGGTTGGGAGTATCGGATAAATTACTACGATTCGACTGGCAAACGAAAACCAAAGTCAAAGGGTGGTTTCCGTACTAAATCTGAAGCTATCAAGGCTGCGGCTGAGATGGAGCTGAAAATACAAGACGGCTTGAATGTAGATGAAGATATTACTCTTTACGCTTATTTTAAGCAATGGTGCGAAGTCTATAAGAAACCCACCGTTTCAAAAATAACTTATAAGGCATATATCAACACTCAACGCAAGATAGAATTATTTTTTGGCGACAAGAAACTAAAATCTGTCACTGCCACACAATACCAGCGTGTGCTGAATAACTACGCTAAAACTCACGCTCAAGATACTGTCGAGCGTTTTAATGTGCATGTAAAATCGTGTATTGAAATGGCAGTACATGAGGGATACATCAAGCGTAACTTTTGTAAGTTTGCCAAAATCAACGCAAAGAACAAAGGGCGTGATATTGAAACAAAATTCCTAGAGGTCGAAGAATACGAGCGATTGATCTACGAGACAAGCAAGCATCCAGAATATGCGTCTTATGCAGCACTCTATATTATCGCCAAAACTGGTATCCGTTTTGCTGAGTGTCTAGGACTGACAGTGGACGATATCAACCGTGATACTGGCATGTTGTCGGTCAATAAAACATGGGACTACAAAAATAACACTGGTTTCTTACCGACCAAAACAAAAAGCAGTATCAGAGAGATACCGCTTGACCATGATTTTATAAATTTTATCGACCAACTGCCACCTTCCGAGGATGGTAGACTGCTACCTTCACTGTCCAACAATGCAGTTAATAAGACCTTACGTAAAATCGTTGGCCGTGAGGTACGTGTCCACTCGTTAAGGCACACTTACGCAAGCTATTTAATCGCCCATGATATTGATTTAATTTCTGTATCGCAAGTTTTAGGGCATGAAAATCTAAACATCACGCTTGAGGTCTATGCCCACCAATTACAAGAGCAGAAATCAAGAAATGATGAAAAGATAAAACAAATGTGGACAGAATGTGGACAAAACGCTTTAAAACCGCATGGTTAAAGGCTTAAAAATGTCCCCTGCCGGAATCGAACCAGCAACGACTCCTTAGGAGGGAGTTGTTATATCCATTTAACTAAGAGGACTTATGAAAAAATCTGCCACGAGGACAG